GTCCAGCCTGCACTAAAGAGTTCCTCGTGGAACCGGCTACGCCAGCAGCATCACCATTCTTTCTCAACCAAACGCTAAGGCTTCGCGCCACTGAATCAGAGTTAAGAATTTGAGCAGACCACTGCAAGTTATAAATGCCCGGATAAGTCACAGTCATCCGTGAGGACGAAGCAATTGATGTGGAGTTTTCGTAATCCACAACTTCCAAAGCAACTGCTGTAGCCGTATTAGCGGTAGCAGTCTGGGTTACTAAACTTTTCCACGCGCCGTATGAATTAACTACTTTTGTGCCGTCCCAGTATGCGGTATCAATCTGGTTAAAATACAAACGCAGTGAGTTGTCGCGTTGCTGTTGTTGGTCTTGGCTATAGGTCGTTGTCGGTATTGGCAATGACGGCGCAACAGATTTAATAAGCCCCATCAGCCTCTCCTGCCATCTTCACGCGCATCAAGACGGGGGAAGCCCAACTGCCATTGCACACCCAACGAATTTGAACCAATGGTGAAGTTCATCTGCCGACCACGCGCACGGATAAATACTTGGTTGGTGTATTGGTCAATTGTAGCGGTAGTTAAAACTCCACCCTCAACCTGTCGCCCAACTTGAACATTTGCACTTAAATCATCGCCCTCTGCGTTATAAAAAATTCCATTGTTAGGATTATTTTGGTCTACATAATTTTGTTTTGCGCCGGGGAAATTACGCACACCAACTGTCATATAAGCGGTAGGATTTGTTGCGGTTGAATCTGTGAAGTTAATGTCAGGGATAATACGGCGCATCAACATGAATTGATAACCGTCCCCAATATCTAAGTCTGCGGATTTAATGTATGAGTTAATTGCCGTTTTGGTTTCATTGGGGCCACCGGCATCATTAGTATTTGGTGCATCGTGTTGATACAGCCATCCACCTTGAGCGGCAACAGGATTAACAACATACCCATCATCAGTCCAATATGTGCGGTCTAGTGTGCCGTAGTACCAGATTTGTTCTTGGTAGTTATATACAACATACCGGTTAATAGAATTAGAGGCCGCATCTGCGTATAACCACATAACCTCATTAAACTCAGCATTACCTCCAGCAACAAATAAAGAGGCTTGTTGTTGGTTAACACCGGGGCTTTGGTAAATGAATTGGCGCAGGGTGCAAGGTAGCGTATCAACACGACCATTGTATTGATAGAACTTATCCACACCCATCCACATTACTACGTTATTTACAGCAATAACAACGTTTGGCCCCATGATGCTTGTGTTATTGGCAAGTTCTTGCAAGCCAAAAATATCTGATGTGCCAATAAACTGAAACGAATTTACTGATGAGTCAGTAAATATAAGAATTTCCTGTCTAGTTTTGTATCCGGTAATAATTCTTGAACCTGATGCTACGCGAAGGTCGCCCGCCGTATTGATAGCAGTGGGTTGCCATTCTTGCGGCAACGGTCCGAGTACAGGGTCTACGTTAGACCAGCGAATAAGTAGGGGGTCATAGGCACCAAGATAGGCTGGAGATGCTGCGAGCGCGTCATATTCAGTACACCCAAGTGCTAACAAATGCCCAGACGGTGCAAAAAGAATTCTACCAACTTGTTGCGGCACTGCTACAGCACCACTTTTTTGGTCTAATCTAAGTGCGCGATTACTATATGAACCTGAACCTGTGTAATCCCAATAAAAAATATTTGAGCCAGATGAATTAAACAGGTTATTTCCGGTTGCATTTTGAATATTAAAATACAAGGTATCCGAGTATCTGTCTTGGAATACTAATCTAGCGTATTGTGTGGTAATGGTAACTGTCGAAGACTGACCCCATCCAGTGCTTGCGCCCGCTGGAGAAGTATTTAAACCACCCCAACCGCCAGCGCCCCATCCATTACCGGCGGCTTCTGAATTTGTGCCAACATGGATTTGAAAACTAGCAGTTACTCCGGAGGCGGGGCCGGTATCATAGGTGGCGGATGAATTGATTAAAATTAAAAAATTGTTGTTATTTAAAATTGTTTGAATTTGAAATTCTTTATTAAACTCTGATGCCGCAACTCCGCCAATAGTGCCAGTAACACCACTAAAAGTAACAAAATCATTTGCATTGGCACCATTGCTTGTTATGGAAACCAAAACAGTTTTGTTAGTAAATACGGCGGTTACTGTGGTGCTGGATACGGTCTGAGATATGTCTACGGTGTATGTGCCAGCACCGCCAGTCCCACTGATGAATTGTGAAATCTTTGTACCTGTTGCAATTCCAGTACCAGAAATAGTCATGCCTACATAAAGAGTTCCAGAAGATACGGCGGTGACAGTTAAAGTTGTTGTGCTAATAGAACCCGTCACTACGGCAGTGGGGTTTGTAGTAAAACAGTTGTTGGTGGCAGGGGAAGTAAAGGTTTGTCGAATGGGCGTAATATCAAACAACGTAGCACCTCGATTATTAAGCGCTACATATTCTTTGGTATTGGTTGACACGCCAAGCAGTGGTGTACCGTCAGATACAGACCAAGGCAGAATAGAACGACACTCGCCGTTGTATTGATTATTAGATGCAACAACCCATCCGCCCATCTTTTCCGGAAACCCGGAACGGAAGCGCACCCATTGGCACTCATACCAACCGCCTTCTGATGCGTAGTTGGTTTGGTCGCGGTTGATGCCGGGTTTAAATGCTAACTTTTTGAGTTCTTGCGGCATCACTTAACCTCTTTGCCAGCCTGCAAATCCTTGATTGTAAGACCGCCTGTGTATTGAAAGTGAGCGTATTCTTTAAACCGCTTCCATTCTCCGGCCCATTCTAACCCGCTGGCTTTGCCATAAGCGCCAACTTTTTGCCATACCGGGTTCTTGATATCCCAACATGGCTTGCCGTTAATTAGCGGTACAACATCCACAGCACAACGGTAGTTGTGAAAAGACTGTCCGCCTTTGGCGTTTGTCACAATTTTTCCGAGGGCCGTTCTGCCTTGCCCGTACAGTGCGTCTTGGCTTTCGTTATCGCGGTAAGTAGAAGTGATTAAAAGGTCAATGTCAGCGCCTTTGCACAGAGCAATAAACCTTTCAACCTTTGCCTTAACAATAGGCAATAAGTCATCTAACTTCCGCGAGTTAATCATTTGGCTTTCCTAGAATAAAACAGGGTGCGGTCCCCGAACAGGTAAAAACCAATGGCAGCAGCGAAGTTATCAACAGCAGGATTAGCCACGCCAGACATAGTCATATACGCCCATGTACCAAGGACAAGAAACGCCACAGACGGACGCATCAGACGGACAACTGCCTCAACCCACGGATAGGACGGGTTAGCACCACCAGCATCATTCATCGCCTTGAACATCTCAAGGTCGATTTCCTTCATCTTGGCGTACTGCTCAATTGTTGCGGGTTTAAACTGGTCGGGCGCAATGAACTTACTAATCAGCGATTTACCGAGGTCTACAGCAAGCGGGCCAAGAGCAGCGAGGATGGTTAGCGGGTCCATGATTTACCTCGTGACTACAACAGAAACGTCTTCGGCATTAACAGTGGTTCTTGTTGCGGCGGATTCATAAATGCCGAGATAAAGAACATTGGATTTTTTCCAAAAAGATTTGTTTGTAGTTAACGGAGAAGAAATAAAAGACGTACCGTTATAATTATTTTGCCCAGCACAGGCGGTCCACGCATAGTTGTCATCAAAAATTGATGTTGTAAACATGATGGAAAATGCTTGAACAACGCCAATAACCGCGCCGGGAGTTCCAACAGAAACCAAACGGACGTTGCCGCTACCCAATATATTTGCGGTGTACCAAGATACGGCTGCGGCAGTGGCTTGAGTATAAGTTGCGCCAGATACAGTAAAAGTATCGTCGCCGGTTTTGGTTACTGTGTAAAAAATTCTAGCCGCATTTGTAGCAGCAGCACCGGCAGTAAAATTAAGATAGATAACATCTCCGGTTAGCAACCCATGAGCGGTTTTGGTTACAGTGCAAGTTGACCCTGCCCAAGTGTAAGTTCCAGATACGGTGGTAAATGATGAACCATCAAAATTAACCCAAGCGCGTGTGAAGAATGCTGGAGTTAGTGAGGCATTTGAAGGAACAACGGCAGTGAAATTACCGCTGGAATCAACTGAAAGTTTTGTTCCACTGTTTATAAAAGATGATACTCCCGACCATTGAGGCGGCGCTCCGGTACCCTGACTTGTAAGAACAAATCCAGAAGTACCAACCGAACCAAACGAAGACAGCGGGGCTTGCAGGGTTGCGGTGTTGTTATACTTGGTGATGGATACGGCAGGGGTGCCTGAAATGGTTCCGCTTGCTACGTCAGTAATAGTAAAAGTGTTAGCGCCAGTTACCGTAATTGAATAAACGCCACTAGTAGCGGTGCCGCCCGTACCCGCGCTAAACACTAGATAAAGAATTTGCCCTGTGCTAAATCCATGAGCAGTGGGAGAAGTGTCAACTGTAACGGTTGTAGTGCTGCGGCCATAAGTACCGGAAGTAACGGTGGTGGAACCAACCGTAGTGTTGCCGTTAAACGTAGCCGCGCCGGTAAAAGTAGAAGTTCCGGTTACAGCAAAGTTTCCGCCAACACTCCAGTTACCAGCAACAGAAGTAACCGTAGTCCATGTAGGAGGAATGCCAGAGCCTTGGCTGACTAATACTTGACCGGTAGTACCGACAGACCCAAACGAAGAAAACGGCGTCTGAATGGTTGTGGTGTTGTTGTATCTGGTAACACTATTAACAGTGCCGCCAGTAGTTCCAGTTGGGAAGGAACCAAACACCGGAGTTGCAGTAAATGCAGTCGCGGTTGGGGTTGGCGAAGAATCGACTGTGTAAACGCCGCTTGGTGCGTCACCACCAGTTAAAGCAACATATACATTATCTCCGGCAACAAATGGAAACCCAGTTCCGTTTACCGTAATTTTTGTAGAAGTCTTGGTATAGGTTGAATATGTCGAACCAGTTGATGTGCCGCCAACAGAAAGATTTCCACCAATAGTTGCAGCGCCCGAAGCAGTAATAGTAGTTGTGGTCAGACTTGGAAGCCAATCGCTGGTACCAATTACATCCGTGCCATCAACATAAATGCAGGCAGTTTTACCGTTAGGAACGGTAATGGTAGTTGCTGTGGAAGTCTTAACAATCAAGTCATGTGTAGTAATTTCATTCTTGATGAAATACAGTTTTTGAATCGACGGCAGCACAACTGTAGCGCCAGACCCCGGCGTACCAGTAAATCGAAGAAACAAAGCACGGGCGTTTTGTAGGCCATTGTTATCGGCCAAAGTCAACGTAGTTGAAGTCGTGGAAAGCGACTGCGTAGCGTACCCGCCAATGGCTTGCTCGATTGCATACTGAAAGTTGTTGTTGGTGGTTGTGCCCCAAGTACCCGGCTGGTCGCCGTTGCTCATCAACTCAATCTTATATGCAGAATATGTACTTGCCATTTTGCTTGTCCTTTAGTGCAGCGAATCGTCAATATTTGACCAGTTGGTGCTGCTAGCGTTGTTAATCGTTTGCCAAGTCGTTGTTTGAGAATTGTTTATATTTTGCCAGTTCAAGGATTGACTGTCATTGATAATTTCCCATAGTAACCGGCGTGTTGCTGCATCCATTGCGTTGATTTGTTCTACCACCGCTGCAATAAACGCAGCGTTTGCTGTTGGGCTATCGGTAGCCTGAACGGTTTCATCAACAAACGAAACAAGCGCAGCAAGCGTATCTACTGTATCGGTAGCCGTTGCAAGTTCGTCAATAAAGACCGACATTGCAGCAATTGTGAAAATTGCGTCTGTTGCAGTTGCAGTTTCTTCTATAGAGCGTGGGTAAATTGGGGCAGCAGCATTACTGTCGGTTGCAGTTGAAGTTTCAGAAATTGTTAAACTTACTGTTTGTGCAGCGCTATTTGTATCTGTAGCCGTGGCAGATTCTTGAATGCTTGTTACAGCAGTTTGTAGGGTGCTAGGACTGTCGGTTGCCGTTGAAGATTCAGAAATAGCGTTGGGGTAAGTTGGCGCAGCCGATTGGCTATCTGTTGCCGTAGATGTTTCGGCTATGTTTGTGACAATTGGAAGTCTTCCAACCATCGAATCTGTTGCGGTAGATGTTTCAGATACCGCAGAAAAAACAGAAAAATTGGTTGCTACAGCGTCAGTGGCTGTAGATGTTTCTTGAATGTTTGCTCTAGCCGTTTGTCCAGCACTATTTGTATCCGTTGCGGTGGATGTTTCGGAAATAGAACGAACGACCGTTCGTACCGAAGATGTTGCATCCGTAGCAGTGGAGGATTCAGCCACATTTGATACAAACGGAACTAACGCTGCCGTGCTATCGGTGGCAGTAGATGTTTCACTTACAGCAGAAGAAACCGTGATGGATGAAGATTGTGAATCTGTTGCAGTAGCAGTTTCGCTTACATCGGAAAGTACAGATGAAAACGCACTTAATGAATCCGTAGCCGTAGAGGACTCGGCAACATCACTTAAAACACTTATCGCGGCAGCGTTTACATCAGTTGCTGCTACAGATTCAGACACACTTGCTGCATATACCGCACCTGCCGCACCAAAAAGCGCAGAAAAGGCTGCTGCTGAAAATGGCGCTTGTGCAAACATGGTGTTTGTTAGTTAAATAAGAACAAAAAATTGCCTTTTGCAGTGGCGCCAGACGAGGTGTAAGTAATTATCAAAGCACCCTGCCCTCCAGTGCCGCCAGTACCCGTGCGTCCACTACCACCGCCAGCACCCCCATACAACCCGCCGGAAGCACCAGTTGCGTTGACGTCAAGACTACCACCGCCACCACCGCCAGAACCGGACGTTGGCGTAGATGCATATTCTGTACCGCTACCACCGGCTCCACCATTGTTAGCACCGCTACCACCGGCACCACCACCACCGCCGCCGTTGGTGCCAGCGACGCCAGTAGGACTACCCAAAGTGCCACCAGCACCCCCAGCACCACCCGTATAAGTCAACCCGCCAGCACCACCACTGGTGGTGTTCCCCCCTATAGTGCCAACGCCACCTGTGCCGCCGCCGCCGCCGCCGGAACCACGGCCATTGCCACCAGCGTAGCCATTAGCGACGTCGGTGCCAGCAGAACCACCACCACCATGTCCATTCTGACCCGCACCAGCACCGCTGCCGCCATTGCCACCACCAAATTTAACAGCCCCAACTCCGCTTGCAGAACTACCCCCAACACCCGCTGTACTACCTGAACCGCCAGTACCACCTTTTGACAATGCACCATCGGTCGCCAAGGTAGGAGCAGAATTCGTTGTTTTGTTTAGCCAAGTGTCACCACCAGTGCCACCAGTGCCACCAGTGCCAGTGGCGCCATTACCACCTGCGCCTATGCTTATAAACACGGTTGCGCCGGCTAGAAGTCCAATGGCCGAAACTGATGAAAAAGCACCACCACCACCACCACCAGCGCCGCCGTTACCGGCGGAAGGGGCAGTTCCACCACCGCCCGCGCCGCCAATCGCTCGTATAGTTGAACCGGCATCAGTCCAATCAATTGGGACTTGCCAAGTGGTTCCAGAAGTTAAAACTATGGTAGGCATTTTGGCGTTTAATCAGAATTCGGTTGAATGAAAGAAGTGCCATCCCAAAACCAACCCATTGAACATGGATACCCGTCCGGAATGTTTACCAAATAACAATCATTCGGGGGCAGGTCGCCTTTTTCATTGGCAACAATTATATTTATTACAATATTCGTTGTGTTTTCTACAACAGCAGCATTGGTCATAGTTATTTCATCCTCAAGCAACCGCAACACAACGCCATTTGGCGGAGACGGCATTCCACACAAAACCCACATCCAAGCGCGAAGTAGTGACTGTTGTAGTTGGCAAAGCAACTGTTGATGCCTCAAATGAAGCACCCCAAGTGATTGCTCTTGACGCCGTGCCGACAATATAAATCCACAATTTTTGGCCGTTGGTTGGTGTACCCGATAAGTTGGTACTGAATGATGTGACATCTACTGTCTGAGCGGTTAAACCAAAAATATCGGTGGTATCCGTGTTGATGGTTGGAGTGGCGCTTGAGGTTGTCGTCGATACACGGGGGGTGACGCGCTTGTTGGTAAGCGTTTGAGTATCAGTAAGGCCAACAAGTGTTGTGGCTGCATCAGGCAGTGTGTAAGTTCTTGCAGCGGTGGGTCCACTGAAAGTCAAAACTTGCGTTGCTACCGGAATGGTTGTGTCCGCGTTAGGAAAAGTTGCCGTGCGGTTCGCACTGAGCGTAGTTGGTGTCAGCGTGACCGCGAACGAACCAGTGCCGCCACCGCGACCAGCAAGCACCATTGCATCTTGTGTGGATGCGGCTTCAGACCTGATTGCGCTAGCGGCTCGGAATGTTTGTGCCGCAGTCCACGTTTGAGCAACGCCAAGGCCAGCAACGGTTATGTTTGCGTCTGGCAGAGTTACCGTGCGACTTGCTGAAAGTGTAGTTGGAGTTATGGTGGCAACAAATGACCCCGTTCCACCAGCACGACCAGCGATTGCTATTGTGTCATTCGTAAGTGCAACTTGAGCCTCGATAGTGCCAAGAACATCAAGAGCAACGCCCGGCGAAGATATGCCAATGCCAACGTTACCAGCACTGGTAATACGCACTCTTTCTTGTGGAGTAACCGAACCGGCAGGGGTGGTTGTAAATGTTAAAAACGAACTTATGTTTGTGTCACTGACATAAGTGTCTACCGTTCCATTGATTTGACTCAAAATTCTGAAGTTTGAGCCGCCATACGCGTTGAAATTATAACTACCCATGACGTCCCCGCTTGCAACGGCAGTTGGGGATAGGAGCGTGCCTCTGCTTTTTCTTAATGAATTTAAGGGCGCAGTTGTGTCATTGGAATACCGAGTCACTCTGAGGTTTGAATTCTGCCCTTCTCCATCAAGAGAAATCACGGCAGCGTCTGTACTGCTATAAACCTGCATCAAAGTAAACGGGGTTGCCGTACCAACACCAACACGGTTGTTTGTTGCATCAATAACAAATGTATTGCTGTCAAAGTTCAGGCCGTTTGGTGTTGATACGGTGGCAGCATTAAACGTGACAGAATCACCAGACGCATCACCGAGAGTGGTGTTGCCGTTAACTGATAAATCCGCTGGAAGCGTTACGTTGTTACTAGCGTCTTCGTACACCGACTTATCGGCGGGGTAGGTGACAAACACATTCTTGGTGCCAGCACTAAGGTTAACGGCGCTACCGCTATTAGAAGAAGCAAGAATGGTGTCACGCGATAAAGTCGTGCCAGAGGAAGTGTACGTTCCGATACCGACTTCCCACTCAGATGTGCTTTGTCCGACAATTGCGTAGTATGTAGTGTTTGCGTTGCCAATGACCGAAAACGATTGAAAGCCACTAACAGCACCAGCAAGCGTAATGGTGCCGGTACCGGTAGTGGTCGTGGTTTCTTGTACTCTGTCTTTGACAACAAGTGCCATTTAAATTACTCCGCAGTAAGGTCTTCTTCTGCAAACCAACGCTGTTGGGCTTCGCCATTAACATCGGCCCACGAAATTTGGTAGTAGAAATTACCATTTTCATCCATACGCAGGGCTTCAACCGGACCCTCCGGCACAACGGCGACTGCCTTAACGACATCGCCCTTCTTAAACTTGGTAGCCATTTAAATCTCCTTAACCAGCAAGGCTGAGAGTGTAAGTAACGGTCAGCGTATCGCCGTTAACAACCGAACGGTCACCGGGGGCAGAAAAGTCAGCAGCCGAATACAGAGTGCCAGTGCTGCCGCCCTTGGTGTTGTTGCTAGTCAAAAATGCACCACCAACAGTAGTTGAGCCATTGATGCTAAACGATGCAGGAGAAGCGCTATTAGTGGCTACAGATGGATTTGCCGTGGTCGGTGTGCCAAACGTACAGGCAGGGCGCGTGGCGTTGCTGTAAGTCGTTACTTCAGTCCAACCGGCATGGGATGCCATTGTGTCACCAGCAGCGGGCGTATTTGATGCGCCAGCACCGTACAGACCAAGATACCAAGCAGCGGTATACGACGAACCGGTGAAATACTTGGCATTCATATCCTGAAGGCCAACGTTGACTACCAGATTCTTGGACTCGGCTTCCCACTTGAGGTTGCCGTCTTTGTCGTGACACTGAATCTTGTAAACGCCACTAGCCTTAGCGCTGTCAGCAAGACCGCCGCCTTGTTCAACTAATGCCTTTGTAGCGTCACTCATTTTGACTTCTTCGTTTTGCATGATAACTCCTTAATTGATTCGGACTAACGCCGATGTGTTTGTTGCTACAGGGAACTGAACTTGGAATTGGGTAGTGGAAGTTTTATCAGACCCAAAATCAAGAACAAACAAAGCGATGTTACTGCTACCTTGATAAATCAATGCGCCACGGGCAGTAATAACACCACTCCAAGTAGCATCAGAAAAATCCAAATACGCAACGCCATAGAGAATACCAACGGAGGGGGTAATGATTTCTCCGCCTGCGGTGTACCCCGATGCCACAACTTCATTGTCAGTCGTGTATGCAGCGGTCTGCGCGTTTAAAGTGGCGCTTGCCGTATACAAAGCAATCTTGAAGGTCTGCGTAGTGGGTGCAGCAAAATCGAAAGTACCGGCTAGTAGACCGGACTTAAACGTATCGCAAGTGTAGTTGCCCGTGAGCGCCACTTAGACCACCTTCTGTTTAATCTGTCCGTCGCGATAAGCATCACCGCGTTCCATACCATCACCAAGGCGTTTGGCAAGCACAACGGCTTCGTCATAACGTTTTTGATAGGCCGCATAAACGTCAGGCTCACCCTTCAGGTAGGTGTACGCTTCCAACAAAGCGCCATAAAGGAGAACGGAATCAAAGTTATCGCCAAGCCAAGTAGTCTGTGCTGTAACGATAGACTCGGGGTAGTAGTAATAATGTAGTTCAATCCCATACGCATCATCCGGGGTTGGGCCAAGAATAAACGACAGTTCATTCGTGATTACGGGAGGCACGGCATTTGTTGTAGTTGGACCAAAGACTGCGTAATACTGAGGAATGTCTTGGTCGTTTGGGTTCGGGAATGCCGACCGGATAAAGTTCACATCTTTGTTCAGCAGATACTCGTAGTTATTGTTATCGTCAATAACTGCCATTGAAAAAACGGCAAGAAAATCATTTGGTGCTGACAGATACTTATTTCCACCAATGGTAATACCCGTTACGTTTTTGCGTAACGAAGGAAACTCAATGGTGTTGTATATACGCTGCTCGGCTTGTTTGATAAACGTATCTACTTCGGGCGAGCCGGTAGAGTCATCACCGAATTGGTTTTCGGTGTATGCGTTAATCTGAGATACGAGTTGCGTATAGTTCATAATTAAGCCATCGGGCCGCGAGCCTTGGTGCCCTTGGTAGCAGCGCCACAACCACGGACTTCAATGCCATCAGTCTTCGGTGCAGGGTTGTAGCCATCACGATTGATGCCACCAACGCTCATGTTGACTTGCTTGGCTCCAGTCGGTTCTGCGCTATATCCATTGCCAAGATGAACGCTACCGCCGCTCATCGTGTGCGGCTCTGCATAAACCGAAGCGGAACCAACCTCTTTGCCGCCTTTCTTCATGCTGAACTTAGCCATTATCGACCCCGCGACGAAGTGCGTTGATTGATGACCTTAGCCATGCCGCGACCATACTTCTTCATATCAAGATTGGTCTTGCCGCCTTTGGCGAAGCCTTTGCCGTGCATACGCTTTTCGTGTGCTTTCACTTCCGTGTCGGCAATCTTCTTAACTTCCTTCTTATCCATTTTTTACTCCTAAGTTGTAACTACAGTTACGGTTCCAAGTTGAATACTCAATTGCAAATTGTTTGGAGTTAAGAAATCATCATTTGCTCTTGAACCGCCAACCGGATTCCAACCCCATTGAATAATTCTACTACCTTCACCGTCATTGCCGGAAACATAATAACTAGTGTCCGGTCTTGGTTGACGCACAGCCTGCGGGTCATTAACCGGATACATACCCAATTGCAACTGCGGTTGGTCTGGTTCCCAACATTGCGGACAAACTTTGATATTCGTCTGCTTTGTTTTAATCGTTAAATGCTTGAGTTGTTTGAGTTTATATCTAAACCCACAACGGTCACATTCCGCGATTGAATGCTTGCCAGATGAAAACCGATTAGGCATTTAATCACCTGTAAAACAAATTGCGCGGAACAAATCGCACAGGTGCTTTTTCGCGGTCTTCATCAGCAGCAAGTTGAAACTGTTGTTCGTAATCCGCCTTTAATTCCATACGACGTTGCGGGTCCATGTTTTGTAACTTCATGGACAAGTAATAAGCAAGACCGGCAACCATGCAGTTAACAAAACGGAATGGAATGTCTTGAGTTTTGGTGCCACCGCTACCGGCATCTTGAACGCGGCGAAGACGCCAATACACGAAGGTGTAGTCTTGGGATGCGTCAGGAGTGGGCCATACTGTAATTGTTGGATTGTCAATGCCATTAGGCTGTGTGCCTTCTGGCTGACCGCCTACGGGATAGTCAGCGCCAGATTGACGGTTAATCCATACCTGAACAGGGCGACCAGTGGCATTCTTGTTCGGGATAACAGCGTAAGTGGCAACGCTAATCCGACTGATGTTGATGTCCGTTTGATTTGAGCCGGTGCCGGTGCGGATAACTTGTTCTGCCAAATCAATGGTATCCGCTGGAAGCGGATAGGTTGCAACACCAGTTTCAAGCGCAATCTCACCTTGTTCAATTGTCCAGAGATTGATGCCTCGATTTGCCCACTCAATAGTCAACAAATTTAAACTACGTCGAGCCGTCCGGAGGTCGTAACCAGTACGCAGTTCGGAGCCACAACGCTCAAACGCTTCCTCAACAAGTTCATTGAGGTTTAAATTAAATGTACTGGTACCGGAAGTGGTCATTTGATTTTCCTATGCGGTGCTACTTTCTTTGCAACAGTTTTTGGCTGTGCTACAAACTGCTTTCCCGCTCTTTTTCCCGCTCTCTTTGCTCTAGTCGTTGCAGCATACTCTGACGGAGATAACGACTTAATCGCTGCCTCCGGAAGGTATCGTTCTCCGGTTGCTTTCGGCCCTTGCGTTGACGGCTTACCACTTTTAGTTCTCCACTTCTGCTCTGTCCACGCTTTCAATGAACGCTGTGGCGCTTTCAATCTTTGTAACCCCCGCCCTTCTTCTTATACTGAAGGGCTAACATCTGTGCCTTGCGAGCAGACCACTGGCCGGATGCGCCACCTTTGCCACTGTTTTTAATGCTGTTAAACAATGACTTACGCATACCCGGCTTCGTATAGTTGCCCGCTTCGTTTACACGCGACTCGCCGCCTTTGGCAAAAAGTTTAACCGGCTCATTGCCATCACGCTTCTTAACAGTGCGCGGTAACTTTTTGGGGTTGACTGCACCCATTCCACGGCAAGGCATCATCAGACCATCCTACCTTTCGTCTTACCACGTTGACAGCAGCCGTCGCCACGCTTGGAAGCAGAAGAAACAGAACCGCCCTTTGCCATCTTTTTGACAGGTTTCTTCTTGACGCTGCCACCCTTTTTAAACCGACCCCAAAAACTTGCGTCTTTGTTGCGCTGAGTCATTGCGTCATAGTCTTCTTGGCTGATTTGTTCGCCAAAAAAACCTTCACGCATGGGCGCGGCCATAGTCATTGAGGACGGATTAAACGTCTCAACCGGGAACTCAGTTTCATAGTTGCGAACGGTGCCCTGCGAAGCCACGTTCCCACGCTCAACGCCAACGCCCGGACCCATAGTTGCAGGACCAAATTCAGACGGGTTTAAAGTGCCGCCATCATATTGAATTGTTTCATCTGGGCGGCGCTGCCTTCTGAAAAAATTTGGGTCTTTTTTAAGAATGTTTCTTGTTGCTTCATCATAATCCTCAGTTAAAGGATTATTTGATTGATTATTGCGTTTTAAATTTGGTTTTGCAGGCGGCATACCCTGCATGGTTCCACGGCCAGCCGTCACAGACGGATATTCTCTGATATTCGTGCCTTTGTCGCCCATTCCCGGCGCAACATTTCTATTTGCCGCAGCATCACGACTTCTGCGAGCCGGATTTAATGTCACAAATTCATTGTTACCCGGCATTGCGCGTTCAACAATAGGAGAAACGCGACCAGATTGTTGCGTGCTTTGTTTATTGGCCGGAGCAAGCGGTTTGTTGCTAGAACGGGAAACAGCCCGATTGTAAGCGTCTTGCGCTTCCGTAACGGGCTTTAAACCAATCTTTGCACGACGAACGTTTTCGCGAGCCTCAAGGTCCGCTTGGGCTTTGCGATATTGCATCTTTTGCGCTTCGCTACTGCCAATCGTATACCAAGGCAAATCGTCATCGACATTGCTCGCCATGATTACACCATCCGTCCTTTGGTCTTACCGCGTTGAGCGCAACCGTCAGCACGGCTAGATGCGCTGCCACCCTTTGCCATCTTCACGGAACCACCTTTCTTGAATCGCGTTGCCTCGTCATGCGCTTCAACATACGGGGTCGCGTCATACTCTTTTTCAGCAGCGCCAGTACCAATGGATTCTTGGTGCGCTTCTTCCAGAGTGCGGTCCGCAGTTTTCGGTTTGCTTCCTGCCATTTCGGTGGTGTACTTTTTGCCATTCCAGTTAAAAGTATCTTTGCCCGACTTGCGGGCTTCAGCAAAAGCATCTTTAAACGATTTGCCGCCGCCAGTTTTGGCGCCGCCAGTGTCGCCACGGCCAGTGCCAGCATCTACATTTTTCATGCTGCCCATTGCCGACTCTTTGGGACGACCAGAGGTTTGTTCGCTACGCGCAGTCTGACGCGCACGCTTTGCGCGCAGAGCCTCTGCCAAAGGACCGCCCTTCAGAGTTTCTGTCGGCGTCTTGTAAGCATCAGGAAAAGGGTTGTCGCTATCAAGACGAAGACGTTTAATTTTTTCCGCAGGAGTTGCCATTTCATTCTCCTTAGCACTTGCCGCCGCGTTTCATGACAACCATCTTGCCCTTGGTCTTACCCTTGGACTCGATGCCGCCGCCCTTTGCCATATCAGTGCATCCGCCCTTCTTCATGCCCACGCGGGGACCACCGGCAAAACCACTAGAATTGGAGCCTTTAAGTGCAGAAATTTTACTCGGCATCTGCGAAGCAGCAGAAGCAACCTTTGAACGGGGTGCCACGCCAGCAAATCCACGACCGTTGCTCATGCCGCCGACAAACATTTTTTTAACGTTGCCGCCCTTCTTCATACCCTTCATCTCGGCTTCTTCATGCTTGACCATCGACTTCGGAGCGCCCTTTGATTTCATAAAGGCCACTTCCTTCTTAACCATCTTCTTCGACTCAGCCATTTCACCACCTCTTTCAAATTTGCGACCTTTATCGGCCTTGGTAAATTCTTCCCCAACGGATTTGGGAACCCCAACTTTTTTGGCAAACTTTGGGTTGTTAGCCACTGCCGCCATAAAGTTATGCTGCTTTTTACTTGTGCTTGGCATTTTTACCCCTCCACCAATCTTGTACAGTTTTGGTTTCCCAAATACGAATCACCGACCACACAATTGAAAAAATTGCAGCAATCGCAGGAAGTGCATTCATGAGGGTGCCAACTACTGTTACCACGGAAGCAGCATCAACTGCCTGTTTAAATGTTTCGTGATGTTCAGTCATGTTAACAATTCCACGCCCGCAGGCTTTTGTTAATTCGCGAGTTCGGGTCGTTGGCTGTTTTGGTGCTCGTTAGTTTCTTCTTCATGCCTTTCATACGCGCACAAAAAGAATCTCTGCGAGAACCACCTTCCGGTTGAGGCGCTTTTAAACCGGGCTTCCCCGGATTGGCAGCGTTATAGGATGCACGGCCCTTGGCATTCAAACCACCTTTGGGGTTCTTGCCTTCTTTGCGCGTCCAAGCCGGGGTCTTAGCCATAGAACACCGTCACAGCAAGTACATTTGAAAGGTCCGCATAAAGGCTGGTTTGAAATAAAACGCCTTCACCGGGAACCAGCACGTAAATAGTGAACGTATCGCTAGTGCCTACATCAAGTTCACAAAGAATTGGACCGCTTGAACCGCCATCACGCAACCTAACGTAACCATCCGTGCCATTTCCGCGATAAGAAATACTCTTAAGGCGAGTTCTGCCATTAAAAATCGTACCGGATGCGGTTAAGTGATTGGACTTAACGTCAGTCTGCATCGCCATGACATACCCCTATTAGGCTGCAACGCCATCAATCACAGCAAAGTTAATCACCGGAGCATCAGAAGCGGTGCCGCCTGTAGTATAGAAAGTAACAGTGAAACTACCAGCAGCCACGGCAGTAACAAGCAAAACGTACAAATTAGTACCGGATGCTTGGTTCAAAATGATTACGTCGTTAGCGCCAACAGTGCTATTGGTGACGGTAAAACTAGCGGCAGTAGCAGAACCAGCGGCGGTGAACATGGTAATAGCACCACAACGCTTGTTGAGCGTCACGCCAGTAGTACGGCTTGTGCCTTGAGTTACAGCACCGCCTGCGCCGGTTGCATAACCAATACCACCGGTACCAGTAGAAGTAATGGCGCCAGTGGCAGTCAAAGTGGTAACCGAAGTGTCGGCGCCGATGGTCGAAGTGGTGGTGACTGCGCCAGTGGTCGAATTAACCGAAATGGTCTGGAAACCGTTTTGCGAACGTACTGGCCCGCTAAAAGTCGAATTTGCCATAATTAAATCCTCAATTGCGCTTACTGTCTCTGAGGAAAAGTCCGCCAAGTCGGTCAGTAAGCAATTAGTGAATCTTGGTATTTACGTTTATACACTTAAATAAACAAAAATAAAAGGGGGCCGAAGCCCCCTTTATTACTGCATTTTATTACGACGCACCCGGCGAACCGAACATACCGAGCGGGTCCGACCAGCCGAACGAATAACGCTCGCGGGCCTTATAACGCACGTTGCCGGTATCGAAGTCACCGTCCATCGAGGTAGCCAGAGGCATACGCTCAAAGTGCTTCATGCCGTTCGGAACGTCGGTCGTAAGGAACCAAGCGTTGTTGTCGGTCAGGAAGTGGTTGACGGTGTAGCCACCCGGAATCGAACCGTTGTTCTTCAGCGCGTTGATATCGTTGTCAGTGGTGCCGACACGCAGTTCGGTTTCCAGCAGACGGGTAGCAACGAACATCAGAGCAGGCGGAACAATCAGTTTGCTCGGCTTGGCGGCAATCAGCAGACCACGTTCATCAGTCCACGCAGCGATTTGAATGACCGCGCTTTCCAACGAGGTTTCATTCAAGTCAGCGGCGACAGCCGGGGTGTTGCTGTTGGTTCCACCCGAAACAAGCGGGTGAGAGGCGTTAAACAACGAGACGCCATCACCACCCGGATAGCCAGAACTGAAGCCGTTGTTCAGAACATTGGCAGCCTTGACTTGCTTGGTGTACGACATAGCACGGGCCAGAGCCTTCGTATAACGAGCCGAGAGGCTGTCATACAGGTTGTCTTCGATTGCTTCTTCAGTAATCGAGAAACCGAGGGCGATGGTTTCGTGGTTATAGCGAGTGGTCCATGCTTCTTGGCCGTTGTCATAACGAATGGCAGAGCCTTCGTTTTTGACCGGAGCAGCCGAGAAACCAGACAACTTGGTTTCTTCTTCAAAACTACGTTCCGAAGTTTCGGTTTCGTAGATTTCCTTGTGTTCCTCTCCGTAACGCTTGTACTCCAGACCAAACAAAGCATTCAGGCCGGGAAGCAGTTCTTTGAGTAACTGTGCGCGAGAAATTGCCATGATTAACTCCTATTAGGCAGCGTAGTAGTTGTGGACGCCAAAGTTCAGTTTGACCAGAACTTCAGGCGACTCAACCAGAACGATGGTAGTACCAGCAGTCGGGGTGGTAGTAACAGCCGCGCTGATGGTCAGCGTGGTGTTACCAGTGGTGGTCACGGTTGCGGCAGTAGCCACATTCGCGCCGACACCCAGTTGCTGAAGTTGTCCGCCAACCAGTTGGAAAATATCCGTACCAACCGGAATGAACGTGCCAACCGGCAGACCCGACACAACAAACGAAGTGGTTGTGGTGCTGACAAACGTAGCCGAGAGGCTAACTTGCGTATCAGGAACAAGACCCAGAATACGGAAGGCACCGCCAGAAGCCACGGCAGTAGTCGTATTAGCAGCAACCAGACCAAGACCCGAGTTACCAGTAGAAGTGCTACCAACCGGAGTGTTAACAACAGCATTCAGACCAATCATTGCAGTCGGGAACGACGAAATAACATTCGACGAAGCCGAAGCAACAGCAGCCATCTTGAAGACGACATCGGGGTCATCAGCAACAATTGCTTGAATATCACCGGCAGCAGTGTTTGCAGGGTAATACTGAGAAAACAACTTTTGCTTGGTGGTGGGATTGGTATACGAGCAACCAAGGAAAACACCAACGGTACCTTTGCTAACAAGGCTGGTGCTGGTAGCCGACGGAACAATAAAACCGGCGGTAGAACCAGTGGTGCCCAGCGTAACAAGGTCGCCATAGAAAATGTTGGTGTTGTAGTTGTACGCAATCGGATAATTCCGGGTCGAACCTGCGTATAACTGGCCCCCAATCAGATTCTGCGGCAAAGCACCATAAGGTGCAGAGACAGTCGGATAAGCCATTTTTTGACTCCTTCTTTATTAATAAATGCCGTTACTTGCGTTCAGAGAACTTGGGCATACGGCGGTCGTTTTCACGCATAAAACTTTGTTCAACCGATTGCATTTGGTCACGGTTGATTTGTTGGTAATACTCATTGCGTTGCTCCACCATTTCGGAGGGCATCTTGCACAGAGTAAGACCACCAATTTCTACATTGCCACTTGATGCTGCGCCGGGAACGGCATTGAGCATCAGTTCAGGATGGTCTTCCATCTTGACCGGCTCCCAGCCTTCACGGAATCTGGCACTGACATTGGTGGGGTCAGCGGCACCCATCAAACTGGTACGCACCCAACGGAAATTGTAACCATCCTGTGCATTCGGCGTAGGCAAAGTCGAGGGCGGAACCCATTGCTTAACCCGCTCCGTGTTTTCACGGGAATCAAAATTACGAGGACGGCGATTATCCATTGCGCTTCTCCAGTTCAATCTTCTGTTTGGCGTAGACTTCAAGAGGCAGATTTAGGCGGCGGGCAAGAGCAACTTCGCTTGCACTCAGCGTAATCCGTTTAGAGGGGGAACTACGGTTCGCGGATGCGACAACCGTAGACGGACGCTTCTTTTCCTGTTTTTCAGACTTGGTATCTTCAAACCTGTCGGGGAAAATCGTCCTAATGCGGGAATCCAATTCCCGGTAATACTCATCACTACGCGGGTCATAACCCGAACTGACCAATTCTTCATGCACACCCAAGGCAGCACCGGTCATCGTCCTGTCTTTCCAAAACCAAGGATTGTTTTTATGCCATTCCTGTGCTTTGTAATCAACTTGCTTGGGCGGTTGATTAGGAATGCTATTTACATCATCAAAATCATTTTGTCTAGCATTATTTTTAAACTCTTCCAATTTAGCGCGAGTAAGTTGCGCTGAATTGAATTCTTCTTGTGCTTGAACTTCTGCTTCAACGTCACCAATAGACTTTGCTTCAATTAACTTCTTTTTGGCGACTTCGTATTCGATTGCTGCCTTTTGTTTGGCGGATTCTAAAAATGCTTCTTCGCCATACTTCAGGCTGTTCTTGAGTTTGCTATTTTCCTCAAGAACGCGGCGGGCCATTTCGATGGCTTCTTCACGCTCACGCAATGCTGCTTCTTTTGCGCGGCGCTCATCGTGGCGGGCGTGGGACAGTTCCTTGATGCGTTTCTGTACATTGGAACTGTACTGTTCAACTTCATCATCAGTCGGGTCTTCAACGTCTTTTTCAAGAGGCTTGCGACCACGGTCTTGTTCCGGAGTGTCATCAACAATATCAATTTCAATATTGTCGCCTTCGGTTTCAATGATTACTTCTTCATTGACTTGGTTTTCGTTTTCCATTTTCAATCCTTATGCGCGTGTATATCCGCGAGGGTCTTGCACAACCGCTTCAATAGAGTCATCGTTGATGAGCCTGAATTCGCGGCCATGAATTTTGAAGCGGGTGCCCGAATAAGCGCGGGTTAAAACAAAGTCGCCTTCATTGCAATAAGGACCGTTTGGGAAACGGGATTCATCCTTATAGCAATCCGGACCCATCTTCAGAACAAACAGAATCACCGAAGAATGCTCTTCAGTTTTTAATGTCGTATCTGCCTTCAGGATGCCGTTAGAAAACTTGTCTTCCACTTCTGGAAGGGCACAAAGAATCTTGTAGCCTTTCGGGTCAGGCAGTTGAGTTGCCTTATCTTCTTGATTCTCAATAACTTCTTCGACTTGTTCAGTCATTTTTTAACTTCTCCGCGAGGTCTAAGATGTGAGACTGTGCAACCTCAAGACCCCGAATAAGGCCACACAGATACTTATAGTGAGCGAAATCTTTGCAATTGTCCTTTGCAATGAATTCGTTATGACTTGTTATCTCTTCCCTCAGTTTTCTGAGCAGGTACTCCATTTCTTCCATTTACAGCCTCCGCACCAATTTTCAGTCCAGCAAGTAGACCTTTGGAATCCAAGTTGGCTTTGGTGTCTGCCATCTTGGCTTGCGCTGCCATTTCAGCGGTTTTGACTTGCGTCTGGATGCGTTCACGTTCACGCGCATCCTTAAGTTGCATTTCTTGCGCCCTCAGAGCGATGTCGGCTTGGTCCTTCTGGGCCTTGCGTTCAACTTCCTGTTGCTTCAGTTGCAGTTCCATCATTGCTTGCTGAACCAGCGGGTCTTGTTGCGCCTGTTCGTTCTGTTGTTGTTGAACTTCAGATTGATTGGTTTGCAGCAGGCGTTCAGCGGCGGCAGCAATAAGTTTGGAAACTTGGAACTCAATGTCTTCCGGCAACTGTTCTTCATCGCCCGGAAGCGGAGCGCCAATCTGTTCTTCAATATGTTGTTTATACGCAAAGCCAATATGCTCCGCGATATGCGCCTGAGCAGCGGTCATCATTTGCTGATACAGCGGCGATTGACCCGCAATCTGTTGAATCTTCGGGTCTTGCATCATCGTCATATGAGTCTGGATGTGCGCTTCATGGTCTTGATAGGCAAAAGCCTTAACAGGCTTGCCAACCATAAGCGCCATGTTTTCACTGACCGGGTCTTTCGGCTTCAAGTCGTCGGTAGTCGGAATCAACTTATCGACGTTCTTGATGTTTAAAGTGTTCAACATCTGGCGATGCAGTTCCGGCAAGTCATAGATTTGCGGAGCGCCTTGAGCCAGTTGAAGCGCCGCTTGGTATTGAACGATGCGTTGCGACATCGTGGCGGCGTTCGGGTCGCTGACGGGGATGATGTCGGTCTTGTCGTAGTCAGACTGTTTAACTAGACGCGGTGCATCATCTACGTCGTAGTCATATTCTTCCGGGGTGAAGTCACGGATGATGGAAGCAAGAAGTTTAAATTCTTCCTTCATCGCGTAATGCACCCGCGCCTGAACAGCACTCATAACTTTCAGAGTGCGTTCAAGAATTGCCAACGTGGTGCCTACGGGAGCCTGTGACGACATATCAGACACTTTCATGTCCGAGATGGCAGCGAACCTACGACCTTCTTCTACAATCGTGCCAAGGAGCGCTGAGAGCGTCTGAGAGGGTTCCTTGTAGGGTAGCGGCAGGATGTTGTCGCGGATGGAACCACCCGGAACGTCAACGTCACGGAACTCGCCCGGTGAGATTGGCGTGTCGTCGCCAATGATTCTCAGACCACGCGATTTAAGCCCGCCCGGAAGGTTTGCCAGAGTGCCTGCGTCAACCAGTTGACGAAGTAGACTGGTAGCGCCGCGAGCATGACCGCCAATAAGATGAAGCAGCCCAAACCCGTAAAAGCCAAAGCCAGTAATGTATGGATAGTGGACAAAGTGCATCCGCGCCTGTTTAAGAGGGTCATCTTCTTTCCAATTGCGTCTGATTGCTAAAACTTCCTGATTGCCTTCATTGATGGTCACGACATACGGAAGTGCAATCCCCGTCTTTTCGCCATCGTTTTCATCTTCGTAACCTTCCAAATCCAGATAGGTATGGATTTCCAGAAGGCGATAGCGGGTGTCGTTTAAAGAATCAATGCCGGTAAGTTCGTTTCTTTTCTTCTGAAGATTGGCAACATCACGCGGCGGGTCGCCTAATTCGATGTCGCGATAGAAGCCGGAAACTTGTAACTTCCTGATTTCATTCTTGTTTTTACGCATACGATGCGTAATACGTTGTGCAGATTGAAGCGAGGTTTCCCCATAGGAGACGATAAGGTCATCGGCGGGGACGAACATTGCGACTTGACGCCCGAGTCCGGGGTCGTAGTAAACCTTTTTAAACGCGCTACCCATGAGGGGTTGCGACCAATAAAGCCTTTCTTGTTCGGTACGCCACTCCGGCATTTCTTCCATAAGCCGGTAGTTCATGTCGTCTTCGACGCGCTGTGCAGCGTCAACCTTCTCCGGAGTCTCCTTGCCAAGCACTTTGGTGCGTACTGGACCGCTGGCCGGGACAGTCTCCATAATCATTTCCGCCTGATAGCGGACAACAGACTCAGTCAACATGGGGTGGGTGATGCCACACGCGCCTTCCCACGGCTCAGAACGTTCTTCGACCTTTAAACCAAGCAGGTCCATACCTTCTTGGATGGTGGTTTCCCAGTCCTTGCGACTGTTTAAATCTTCTGTGTAATCGCCAATCAATTCAGATGCGAGCGAATACAGGTAACTTTCGTCCAATTCTTCCGCGAGGTTGGATTCAAATTCGCTTTCCTCGGCTTCTTTGTCGGGTTCCAGAATGATTTCAACGGGACCGGCGTTGATAGTGACCGAATCAGGGTTCTCAATCTCAATCTCCAATGGCTCGGCATCGGTGATTTCCGGCATAATTTTGTCAATAGTCATCAGTAGTAACCCTTCTTACGGTTGAACCATTTGATTGGTTCCGGTTCATCGCTGTCTAGTCTAATAAAGCCACCCTGACGGAATCTGAGTAGCGCCTGAGTTGTCGAGTCGGTCAAGTCATCGTGTTCGCCGTAAGGAAACGCGGCCATTTCCTCAACTAATTCATGCGCCCATCTTTTATCCGGACACCATACTTTACCTGAAGCAAATAAATCTGATACAGCGTTTAGACGTACATTTTTATCATTACCACGGCTCGGTGTAAATTCCTGTACAGGGATGCCCATTTGCCTTAATTCGTAAATCAGGGGCGAGCCAGCCGCTTTTGCTTCGACAATAAACGCATCCGGCTCCCATTCTTTCCATATTTCAAACGCTTTTTGCTTCAGTTCAGGAAATTCCAAACGTTCTTTGTACGCATCCAACAAAATGATGTTGGCGTCTTTGTGGTCTTCGTCCTTGTAGAACACGCCCCAAGTCGTACAGGCTGAATAGTCAGACCGTTCATTCTTAGTAAAAGCCGTATCCCAAGACTGGATGAGAAAATCACAAGGCGGTGGACGGTCTTCCTCCCAAATTTTCCACCATTCCCGTTTAATAATCGCGCCTTCTTCGCCAGACGGTTTTTGTTGATACTGCGCTGACCATTTTGATAGCGGCAGTTCCGTCCGGAGCGCTTCAAGTTCTTCGATAGACCAGAATTCGGGCCAAAGAGGCTTTCCTGATGGAAGGATAGCCGGTAATTCGATGACCTCCCATTCGCCAATTCGCTCATCCTCCATAGATGATTGAATAACCCGGCCTGTCAGGTCTTTCAAAGACCAACGAGTCATCACAACTACGATAGCGCCACCCGGTTGTAGACGCTGACGGGGGCCGGATGTGTACCATTCGTACACAGAATCAAAGATAGACGGGTCGTTTGCCGCTAATTTGGCTTCTTGTTCCGAGTGCGGGTCGTCAATAATGAGTAGGTCCGCGCCTTTACCCGTGACAGCGCCGCCAACACCGATAGCGAAATACTCTCCGCCTTCGTTAGTCGCCCACCGTCCAGCAGCCTTTGAATCATGTCGCAGAGCGATATTAGGAAATACAGCCTTATACGCCTCCGAATCGACAAGATTCCGTACCTTACGCCCAAATCCCACCGCGAGTTCCGCCGTGTGCGACGTCTGAATAACTTTCTTGCCCGGATAGCGACCAAGAAACCAAGCCGGGAGTAGATATGAAGCGAACTCCGACTTCGTGTGGCGGGGCGGCATATTGATGATAAGTCGTTTAAGTTCACCTTTCGCCACCCTTTCAAATTTCTCAGCCATCAATTTATGGTGTCTGCCTGAAATGAATCCGGGCCACATCTTACTTACGAACTGCATGAACGAATTCTGAGTCTTTTCGCGTTCAGCAGCATCCGTGTACTCCTTCAGCATACGGAACATCTCATCCTGCTCACCCGCCGGGAGCAGTGAAATCTGGTCAACTAAAGCATTAAGGTCAGTCATTCAAATCAACCATAAGAATAACAACAACCATAAAGGCGATTAAGAACAAGAACTCCATCACTCAATCCTCCGGAAGTTGATTCCTTTCGGTCTAACAGTCCTCTGTTTGTTGGGCAACTTCTTCAAAGCACCGAGCGCCACCAGATTGTTGATGATGCGATGAATGTTTCCCCGGCCTTTGGTTCCAAGTACATACATGATTTCGTCAATGGAAGGACTGTAGCCGTACTTCTTCCACCACTCATCAATCACAAGGAAAACTTCTTTTTGTCTTGGTGTCATAAAAAATATACCCCCCCGCCTGTTTTCGTTTCAGAAACGAAGGGGGTGGTTTCCATAATTCAACATACAGATACCCGCCCGGAAATTTTTGCAATAGGGGTGGGGGTGTCATCTATTACGTATGACATACCACACTTGTAATAGAATGTTCCTATTACAAGAGTTGCATCGGATACGTAATACAGGTGTTGCATGGGTTAATGGTATTAAGGTGTGTGTTTGTGTGGAACATTGTGTACATACGCGCCACGGGACTCCGACTCAATATCGGGGCATACCCCCTCGGTGGGGTCGGCAGATAACCCCTCCTGATAATCGGCTGCATCGACAATGCCTTCCTCGCTGTCTGTGGCGCTCTCTGCTGCGCTCAACTCCGCTTCTAATGACAGGGCATCAGCATCCGCATTCAGTGCGTCTAATGGCGTGATATCGATAGCGGTGAGATTGCGGAGCCTATCCATTATCTGCTGTTTAATCGCCTCACTACTGTGAATGACAGTCTGCTCTCTGCGCTCAGTGAATGCCGCGACCTCAGTAACCTTGCCTAATAGTTCCAACGCCCTGATTCTCGCAGCCGGTGGATTCTCTGCATCGGTGGCTTCAAGTTGCAGCCGCTCGATGACCGTGGCTCTGATTTGAGCAGGGGATTGCTGTTCCCGTATCTCCTGTAGTGCTTTTAAACGGGTCAGTTCTAGTTGCATTCTTTCGTCTGCTTTGAGCCTACTCGCGTTACTGCCCACACTCTTTGGTGTTCCCTTTGCGTTATATGCTTTCCTGTATGCATCAGCGCCAGTGTTACCTTCTGCTATGTGACGTGCGAACCGTTTCTGCTTCGCAGTTAATTCACGCCCCGCCGACCCCAATAGCAAATGTTCGACCGGTATCTGGTCGAGTGCTTCCGCTATCTGTTTCCTACTGATTTTCGCTGCCATATCGTCTGGTGTTACTGAGGAATGTATTGGGAACGATTAAACATGGGCGGACTATATGGGAGTGTTTATCCTTTGGCAAGTGTTTAACCATTGAGTATTCGGGCTGTTTGGCTTCGCCCCAAACATAATCCCCGCCGCCATCCCTGAACTGGCACAAGCAACTTTCTACAATCCTCTCGCGCGGTCTGCCTCGCGTGTGCGCGCACATACGCGCCTGCTCTACACCGCGTGATGCTTTTCTACTCTCTGCGGTGATACCTCACCCTCACCCTGAGCCGTGCAGCAACATGAGTTCCGTTTACACCGATGCGCTAAGTTCTTGATTGCACAGGCGAATCACAACTAGTCTAAACATTGCTGAACTTCCTCCCATGTCATGACTCTGAGGATTGCCCCTCGCGTGCCGAGTAGTTGCGGGGCGGCAGTCGGTGGCGAGTCGGACAATCGCCCACCGCCGTAAGACGGCCACGATAGAGCCGGACTCCGGAGCCTCCAGTGCTGAGGTCAAAGGGAAGGTGGGGCGGCATCCCCCACTGAAGAGGGCGGCGCAGAACATCGCGCCGTGGATGGCCGAACAGCCATTGATTAAGTACCGAATACCCACGCCCACTAGACGGTGGCACGACAATAACCGTCTAGCAAATACCCAATATCCACGCCGTGAGGCGTTGAGTTTGATTGTGCATAACCTCAGTCGTCTGATTTATTCCGGCGGCTGAATGATATGCACCGTCCGCATATCGACCTATTTGGGAGGTTTAAATGGAAACTAGAACCATCACGCTCACCCCGAAACAGGCCAAGGCATTGGCTCACTGGGTGAATACATTTTCCACCGCCGATAATTTTCGGCTCCACGATGACCTATTGAAGCCGGAGAACGCCGAATACCTCGCCGTTTTCGAGGCCGTCAATTCGGCTGACCAACAATTGAACAGGAGGTTTAACCATGTCTGATATCGCTCGACAAAACTGGCTGCGTTCCATCGCAGATAATCTCGCCCCTGAGTTTGCCTCACTGGGCGTTCCGCTTCCCGCGTTCCGCGTTACTTGCGGATTCCCGTCCACCGGCGGCACTCGACTCCGTAGGTCGCGTGTTATTGGCGAGATTCATGACTCCTCGCGGTCGGCTGATGGTCACTGCGAGATTTTCATTTCGCCGGTCAATGCCGATTCGGTGACCGTTGCCGCAGTATTGGCCCACGAATTGGTTCACGCCGCTGTTGGTATTTCGCAGGGCCATAACCGTGAATTCGGTCGCGTTGCCCGTTCCATTGGTTTACAGGGGCCGTTGACCGCTACTGAGGCTGCACCCGCTTTTGAGTCCAAGATTCGCCGGTGGGTCACCATCGAAGGCGAATATCCCCATGCCGCACTGAATGTCTCCGGCAGGGAAAAGCAATCCACCCGCCTGTTGAAGTATGTCTGCCCCGAATGCGGTGCGACTGGACGTTTCAGCGCACTGGCTTTCAAGAAGGGTCAGTTTAAGTGTGGCGTCCACGATAAGACGTTAGTCCCCGCTTGATGTTGGTCATAACTCAAGCCGTCTGTTTATACAGGCGGCTTGCTGATATGCCCCGCATATCCATCGCCATTTAATTCTGGGAGGTTTTAAACATGGCTGTTTATCATGACGCTCACATTCTCGCCCTGCGCGGTGCTGCTTTGCACCACGGGTTGGGTGCCGTTTCTCATATCGCTACGCTCGAAAAGTCGCCGCTTGGTGAATTGCTTTACGCCAACGGTGTTACTGCGGCGCATATTATCGACAGCGAAAAGACCTACGCTGACCATTGGCGTTCGCACGGCGTTGTTGCTTCTATTGCCGCCGCCACTGCCGCTGCGCCGTCTGTTTCCCCCGCTGCGGTGCAGAGCATTGTCAATACCGCAGTATCCACTTTCAACGATGATATTGTCCGGCTGCGCGAGAGCGACCGAGATATTCTCGATAGCATTCGCAATACCAACGACAATCTCGTTGACGTTAATCGCCGCCTCGATGATGCGGTGACCCGCCTGTCGTCTGAGATTAAGTCTGCTGCTCCGGCAATCAATGCTGATTCCGCCGTGGCTGATGCAGTCGATAAGGCTTTCGGCAAGTTCCGAAAGTTGGTCGAGGATAATGGCGCGGAGCAGATTGTTGCTGACGCTACCGGCGTTCGCATTATCGGGCAGAAGTCTGCGCTTGAAGTATTCGGCGTTGATGTCCGCGATGCCGCAGGCAATCCGATTCTGGTGAGCCTGTTTAATCACCCAGAGGCTCCGGCGATTGACGATTCGTATATCTGGCCGGAAGAAGCGCTGCGCCTGACGCTTTTGGTGCAATCGCAGTCTCTGGCTGAATCGTCTGTATTCCCGCCGAATATCTGGCTTGCCGGTGACCGTGGCACTGGTAAGACGCAATTCGCCAGTCAATTCGCGGCGCGTACCGGTTGCCAATTGGTGCGGATTAACTTTGACCGTCACCTTGAGCGTCTGGATTTTATCGGGTCGAAGGGTCTGGTAAATGGCGAGACTGTCTGGCAAGACGGCACGTTCCTGAAGGCGTTTAAGCAGACCGGTACGGTGCTGCTGTTGGACGAGTTTGGTTTTGCCAATCCCGCCAACGTGGCGAATCTCCAAGGTCTGCTTGAGCCGAATGCTGCGGTGACGTATGACGGTGTTACCCATCGCCGTGCTACCGGTGTCATCGTATTCGCCGCCGATAATTCGACCGGCAATCGTGACGATTCCAATCGGTTCAAGGGCGTGCAGGAGCAGAACAGCGCACTGCTCGACCGCTTCCCATTCACCACCGTTTTCGAGTTTCTCCCCGCCAAGGTCGAGTCTGCGCTGATTCAAAAGCGCACTGGCGCGACCAAGAAGTTGGCTGATGCCATCGTCAAGGTTTTAAACGTGGCGCGGAAGGAAACTCAGTCGGGCGAGATTATCGATGCGCCCTCGCTGCGTCAGGCATTCGCACTCGCCTCCGCAATCACAGCCGGTATTAGTCCGGACATCGCATGGACAGTGACCATCACCAATAAGTCGCCGTCTGAATCCCGCGCAGCACTGGATGCCATCAAGGCAACCCACTTCAATATCTGAGGAGGTTTAAATGTACAGAGGCTATCAAGTCAAGCAGGGTATTACCACCCTCGTCAACAAGTTGGGTCAGATTACCAAGGGTAAGGATTTTGAGGTTGTGTTTCGCGGCACTGGCGCGGCAACCGATATTACCTCCACGGTGATTCTGCCCCGCATCAACGATGATGCATTCGTTACCAACGCAGAGTTTAATCGCTACTGCGGGTACGTTATCCATGAGGTTCTGGGTCACGTTCTCCAGACTGCTGTTATCAGGGTTTCGAATGTCTACCTGCACCAACTCTGGAATGCACTGGAGGATGGGTGGATTGAGGGCAATACGATTGCATCCGGCGATGCCCCGAATGCGGAGCGACTGCTGACCAATTTGGTCGAATATCATTATCAAGAAGCAATCGATGCTGATATTGATTGGGCTGACCCGCGTCAGTGGCCTTTCGCTCTGGCGCTCTGGTCGCGCCGCTACTTGCATATTCGCCCTCCTGTTCCTGCGCCCATCGCTGATATTTTCGATGAGGCTATCTCGATTTCTGCTTCATCGAGCGCAGATAATCTGGAGATTGCGCGTCAGGTATACAACAAACTCGAGTGGTATCTCCGCGATAATGACAAGCCTGATGAGCCGCGCCCTGATGATTCGGGTGATGATTCTGATGAGGATGAATCCGGCGATGATTCGGACGGTGAATCCGGTGGCGAATCGGGCGGCGAGGGTAACGAGTCCGGCGAATCTGGCGGCGAATCGGGCAGTGATTCTGATGGCGATTCTGATGGCGAGTCCGGCGAATCTGGTGGTGAATCGTCCAAGAAGATTCCGGAAGGTTATGGCAAGGGTCTGGGTGATATTCGCAATCCCACCGCTGTCGAGCCGACACCTGATGGTCGCATCGAGTCTGTCAATCAGCGCAATCGCCGCATTGAACGTGAGCGTGAATCGCACAAAGAGCAGGACGTGCCGATTACCCACAAGGTTCCGACCTCATTCGGTGAGACTGCATATCATTGCCGCCGCCGCTTTTCGGGGTGGGACAAAATCCATACTCCCGCGAAGTTGCGCTACGAATTGAACCGCCTGTTTGAGGGTTCGGCGCGTGAGCAGTGGAATAGCGGTCAACGTGCCGGTCAGATTAACTCCGGCGCATTATCCCGCCATTCGTTTGACGATGCTGTTTTCCGCCGCCGTCAGGAGGATGAGGGTATCGACACCGCGCTGTCGATTATTATCGATGCCTCTGGCTCGACTGATAGTGCGCGTGACGTTGGCGAGCCTGCCATTTATCAAGCGGAACTCGCCACTGTCGAGGCGATTTACGATGCACTGCGCGGCACCAATGTAGCAATCGAGACTTACTGCTACGGCAATGAGACTGTGCGTATCACCAATTTTGGTGAGGGTGTAAACGTATTCCGCGCCAACGTGAAGAATGCTTGGAGCAATACCGGCCTTGATAACAACGACCTTCAGCCGTTGATTATCGCGCACCGCTCTCTGCTTGCCCGTCCGGAAAAGCGCAGGATTGTTTTGTATCTGACTGACGGTGGCATCTTTGCCGAGAAGGAGGTTTATAACCAGTCGGTCGTTGGCGCGAATCTGGGCATCACCACCATCGGGGTTGGCATCTACTGCAACCTCGCGGGCATTTTCCCGCAGTACGTCAACATCGCCAACCTCAAGTCTCTGGCGAATACTTCTTTCGCGCAGATTAAGTTGGCTGCGTAATCACGGGGGGCCATGCGCCCCCCATTATTTTCTTGGAGGTTTAAATGGAATACATCGATTCTTTGGATGACCTTGCGTACATCAGCCGTCTTGAAGCGCAGCGTAAGGAACTGCTTGATGCACTGTGTGACATGACCAAGTGCGTCAAGGCATACGAGCGGCACCTTGGTGTAGCCGCTTTCCACAACCGCATCGAACAGGCGGAGGAGGTTATCCGCAGCGTTTCCGGTGGCGATAGCGAATAGCCGCTACGCTTCACCAGACGCGCCACAATCGATTGTACGGGGCGGGGTAAGGGGGTAGCCCCACCCGCTACCGTGCAGCATCTACTTTGGACTGATGTTAGTCCCTTTTCTGGGAGGAAAAGATGTTTACGCAAAACGAAATTGATTTTGTCAAGTCGGCCTATGCATCCATCGGGCGCGAGTTTGTCCATGAGCCGAGGGTCACCGATTTGGAGGATGGCGAATCCAGTGTTCTGGATTTTGACTGGTTCAGCATTGTTCGTTACCCAGTGACCTACCAAGGCATAGGGGTTAAACAGGTTACGAATTATGACGTTCATGTCTGGACCGAGCATATTGGCTACGGTGAACATCCCGATGTTTTTGAAGTCAAACTTGCATCTGGCTTGCACACAATTCAAGAAGCATTGATTGAGTGCTTGACCAACGATGAAAAGCACCGCATCGAGCGTGATATTTACGCGCTCCCGTTCCAACGCAAAGTGGAGGAAGTTTAAATGCCTACCAATATCGCCATCTGGTCGGCTATCCTGCTGACCCTTTCCTGCGCCGCCTATGTCGGGGCGCAAGCCTACGACATTTACAAGCACGGGTTCATTGAGTGCTATCAGACAACGACATTCAATGGGGATGCATTCCTATGCGTATCAAACCACGCAACCATTTTGTAGCCCATGCCCATCGCCGCAAGGCGGGGCCGCATGGAAAGACAAACAAGGCGCAACGCAATCACGCAAAGCGCGAACTTAAACGGGAGGTTTAAATGAACTATCGCCGAAAGGATTACTTTTTGCCGTGTTCAATGCGCGAAGCATTTGGCGACGACTTCACATACGAGCCTGAGATTCGCTGTTGCTCAGAGTTATTCGTTAAACGGAACCGCGCCAGTAAAAATAATCCTGTATTTGTGATTGCCATTGCGGTTGTGATATGCTGCATTGCAGCATTTTCTTAATCACAACAGGAGTCCATCATGGATTACTCTGCAATGTTCACCGCATGGTCGAAGATGTACCGCGACCTCTACAACAAGGCGCACGACACTCTGGTCGAAGAATGGGTCAAGGCCGAGCAACGTATGGCCGACAAGTTTGTTTGGTGGAAGAAGTAAGAAAAAGGGGAGCGATTTGCTCCCCCTTTTTTTGTCCATATGAAAGTGTTTAAACTTTACTTTCCCAGCAGGTTAAGCCAACTCCATGATGCTTAATCGTTGCGTTTAAAAGGTCACTTCCTGATAGTAGGTTCCAGTCACCTTGTCGTACTGGAGCGTAGTTTCACCGACCTTACCCACCCAACGCCAACGGCACTTCCAGACTTTGATGAGGACGTTTACACCTTCCCTGCGGTGAACGGTGATACCGCAGTCTGCTTTCGCCCACCACGCCATCGACCCCGCGACACTCATGCCATCAGGCACGGGCATATCCTCGCCCTGACGCAGCATCTTGGCAGGGTGCGCCACAAACCAGACATGGATACCGGCTGACTTGGCGAACGCCTGTACCTTGGTCAGCATCTTGGAAATGGCATCCGTCTCCGTACCATCACGTTCCAGATTGATAAAGTTATATGGGTCAATCACCAGACCCCGCACCCCGAGACGTTGAACCGCCGATTGAGCGCGTTCCAGAATCGACTCGATAGTGTTCTCAGAATTTTGCGAATCCAGAAACACAAAGTGGTCGTTTAAAAACTTAATCGCTTCCGCTTTTTCATCGCCGGTCATGCGTGGAGTAAGACCCGCGAAAAACGGTTTGCGTAAATGCAATTCACATAACTTGGCAATGTGAAGCGGAGGGGGATTCTCGAAAGAGCATATGGCAAACTTCCAATCCTTTGCCATTGCGAGGTTCATCATAATCTGGTCAACAAAGTTTGATTTACCAGATGATGGGTAACCGGTAACGATTGTCACTTGTCCAGTTACGACTGTATATAACTCATCGACATTCGTATAACCAACTGACTCGCCGGAACCGAATCCTTTTGAATACAGTTCTTCAACTTGGTCGGCATATTTAGACGCATCGAATAATCCATCGATGGGATAAGCCTGAGATTGGTCGATGACTTCTTTGACCTTGTCAGCGCCGTGCTTGATTAGCACATCGTTTAAATCTTTACAGCCTTCAGGGTAAGTAACGATGCGGCACTTGGCTTTGCCGATACGCCGTGCGAGTTCTTCCTGTAGGGCCGTCCCCGCAATATCGCCATCGACAGCCAGAACGACGTATGGCGCTTTGTTTAAATACTCATTGGCATCCCAGACGAAACTGAATTTGCGGTCTTCAGTTGGGTCAACCCTGCCCTCAGATACTTTGATGGGTGCGCCGCTTGGCACGGATACAGCGTTGTTTACACCTACCTCGATACAGGTCAGGGCATCCATCTCGCCCTCGACAATCACAATCGGCTCGCCCATCGTGACTTTATCAAGCAGATAAAAAATCTGGTCGCCTGATACTTCTTGGCTAAAACCTTTTTGGCTGATGCTGCGGTACTTCGTATTAACTACGCCGCCATCGCGGATGTATGGGAAGGCGATGCAATCAGTCTCTGCGCCAACCTTGTGGATAAAACGTTTACACGAATAAATATCTGCTGCTTCTGCCGTTGCTTGGGAAATACCACGGGCAGATAGAAAGTCTGCCGCCACCGCGTGGAGTTTTGCGTCAGTAACTTTCGGCATTGGTTTGCTCATCCTTTTCTCCGGAGCATAACGTTTGAATGGGGCTAATCCCGACCATCCACAATGGTGGCAAGACCAGACAATCCCCACATCTTTTCTGTCGATATTTAAACAAGGCTCCTTGCTCTTGCGCCTATCAGGTGAACAGGCGGGGCAGGGAGTACGAGCGTGGTCGCGGTTGCCCAATGCGTCCACAACCTGATTGCTCAGGTCGTCCATTGGCAAGGCGCTCATTTGTTTTTCTTGCTGCGATTTAAACTTGGTTTAGTCAGGCGCAAGTTTGACGGGCTGTTGCTGCCGCCCTTTGACAGGGGGGTGACATGGTCGATGTCCTTACCCTTGCGGTCAACGCCCTTTGCGTCATAGGTGCGTCTGGCGCGTTGGCGTTCCATACGGTTTTCATGTTCGCCACGTTCAAGTTGCTGTTGGTATTGCTTCTTGTACGGGCGAAGAGTCTTGGTGTACGGCATGGTTTATCCTCATCTTTGATGCCAGTCCCTTCTTTGAGGGACTGATTAAACAACGGCTATCGTGAGCCGTTTATCCGAGCATACCACTCGCGGATGAACGCCATCAAATCATTTGCGCTCAGGCCGGAAAGGATTTCTTTTTGTTCTTTTAGTTGATAAAAATCAGTTACATAAAACTCATCGTTAGTCGATACACCATTGACCAACAGAACCGTCCAATCGCTTTTTTTAGATAGCGCCTCAAGCATTAGACGTTGTCCAACGCTGAAGGTTTCGCCCTCACGCTTCCACTCCGCTGCGAGGAAGTGACCCTTCCGCTCGATGACAAAGTCGATGTCGGATGGCAGCAACTTCGGGTTACTCGGTATCAAGCCTTTAAACGGCTCAAAGTCGATGTGCCTCGCGTCTGGATTTTTTAGTGCGCCCATGTGGTATAAGTACATTTGTAGTACATAGAAGTATGTATATACTTATGTATATATAATATAAGATATAATATATTATAATATATAATACATTGTATACTATAGTAAGTAATACATAGTATATACTATATTACTAATATAATATATTATTACTATATTATATTATACTTACAATGTAATATATTATTATATTAGGATATATATATGAAAGACCTAGAAGAAATTCTTAAATCACTTGTAGGTCGTACTATCGACGGGTGCGGCACTGACGATGATGAACTTATGTTGCAGTTGGATGATGGTCGCATCATCTGGATTTGGTCTGAAGAAGATGAACTTTTCCTGACCATCAACTCAGAAGACGCGACCTTTGGTCATTGATTTAAACGTCGATTAGTTCCCCTCTGAACTCGATAACGCCATCGCACCATTTGCGGGCGACCTCGGGCATCAAGAGTTGACCATCGACAAAAGTTAGCACAACGAAACCAGAGTGCCAGTTTGGCGCTTTCGCCTCAAGATAATTTCTGAACTGACCATCCAAGGCGCAATCCGCAAGCATCCCTGTCCGCACCCCGTAGCGTAATCCCGAGTAGCACTCATACGGCACAACGCCGATACGGTGGTCGTGACCGGTGATGATGGTCTTGCCGCCCTTCATGACGTTGTTCCAATCTGCGTGTTCTCCACCCGCTTCACGGTGGCGCACAACGATGTCATCGTTTACATCAACCCGCCAACATGGAACCCACTTTGGGATGTGGTCTTTCAGATGCATCCCGCCGACTTGCGCCATCTCCGGCAACGAGTTGGCGATGCGTGTCTCGAAACGGGCGTCATGATTCCCACAGGGCCAGAAGTGTTGAGCAGACGGAGCAGCCTTGACGATTTCGTCTAAACGGTCTCCTACGGCTTCCAATTCCTGCTTGACTGTCGGCTTGTGTTCCCACCCCAGAGAAGGGAAGCGGCTCACCGTTGCTCCGTCGAAGGCATCACCGTTACATATAACGGCTTTGGTTTGACTCCGGTACTTCTTGATTAGATGCAACAACCCGCGATGCGCGGTGCTGATGTAATCAGGCCAGTAGTGGGCGTCAGAAAAGATAAAGACCATGCCATTATCAATTTTGTAATTGATAACGCCACGGTCGTAATCAAAGTGCTGCGTTTGGGTAGGCGATTTGTAGTGCGCTGCGGTCAACAGGATGTCGTACCGCTTTTCAATCGACCTGCGCCTTGAGTGAACATTGCGTTCGTTTATACCCAATGCGACTGCTACTGCTTTGGCCGACTGTAACTTCTTCCACACCTCGATGAATTCTTCATCTGTGGTTCTTTGTGACATGGTGGCTCCTTACCATCATGGTGAAGCCGCTATATCACACAGATTCGGATTTTTTGCAAGTGGGTGAGTGGGCAGACACTTGCGGTAGGAAGGACGCAATGGGAGGTTGTGTTGCCCACTCGGAAAAAAGGATAAATGAAAAAATGGGCAGGGACAAGCCCTGCCCTAACTAGATGAGGAATCCACGAGCCACCACGATTGCACAGAACGTATCGATGTCCATGTGCAACAGATGACCCCGTGATTCTAAGATGGGAATATCTGCTGCGTCAAGTATAAACGTCCACGGTTTGCGGCTCTGGCGGTAGGCCAGCACGGGGATAAGATTTAAACGTCCGTCTTCATATATATCTACACCGTTAGGTGTAGATATATATCCGGCTTGCTCCTCTGCCTGCTTCCACCATCCTGAGATGTTTAACCGTTCCTGACGTTTGACCTCAAGCCTGACGCGCCCGAGTTGCACACAGTCCGCGCCGCCGTTGCGGGTCTGGCTCAGGTTGCGTTCCAGTTTGACCCCGAGGCGTTCACTCAGCAGGGCAAGCACCTCGCGCTCACCCGTTGCGCCTTTCGTTCGTTGCATCTTTCCCATCGTGTGTTAGACTCCTAGTTGTTGGATGCAGCACGACCAGTTGACAAGCAAAAGATGTGGTTGCACACTGTGTCGCACTTGAGTATGATTGTACCTCAGTCCTTCTGATGAGCCGTTATTCGGCGAAACGCGATAGCGTCAAGGACACGCCCCAAGACCTACCGGTGCATTGGGTGCGCGACAAGCCACAAAGGCGATGTCAGGGACGAAAGCAAGTTCGTATGGCGGGTGTACAACCGACCATGCGCGAGGTGAGTAGCGGAACCGGACTTATCAACTGGGAGGTTGAAATGAACAAACGAATGCGTGACTACGACCGAATGTTGGGTCGAATTGGATGCCGGATTGTCAGTATCGATAAGAACGGCAAGCACTACAAAGTTCATCTGCTGCTGCCTAACGGCAGGCAGTTCATCAACGTGATTTCAGTCAGCCCGAGCGATGCTTATTGGGTGGACGCCAATCGCCAACTTATTCAGCGAGTCATCCGTGAAAATCACCAACAAGCATAATCTGCCGCAGACTATCGTCAACGCGCTGAATCGCCCGACCTACTCAAAAGGTAAGGCCGACATCTCTGTGACGGAACTGATTGCGCCCCCGCAGTTAGTGGCGCTCAAGCACAAGCACAAGGATGAACTCGAAAGCGATGCCGCCGATATGGTCTGGTCGCTATTTGGGTCAGCCGTTCATACGATTCTTGAACAGGGCGCAGACGAAGACCACATCCTTGAAGAGCGTTTATACGCAACGCTCGTTGCGTGGACTATCTCCGGCGCAATCGATGTTCAACGTTTCCGTGACGATGGTGTTGACATTCTCGACTACAAGGTCGTGAAGTCGTACTCCGTGATGAACGAAAAGATTGAGTGGGAACAGCAACTCAATCTGTACGCATGGCTAGTCAAAAATCAGAAAGAACTGGATGTGCATTCGCTTGCCATCGTTGCCATCGTGCGCGATTGGTCAGCGCGTGAGGCCCAGAGGTCTTTGGATTATCCGCAAGCACCTGTGGTTGTTGTACCAATCCGGCGGTGGAGTTTCACTGAACAGACCGACTATGTCGTTGAGCGGTTGCGTTTACACCAAGACGCATACGCCGCCGTCAACGTGGGCGGTGAAGTCTTGCCGTGTACATCTGCCGAGATGTGGGAAAAGCCGACCTGTTGGGCACTCATGAAAGAAGGTCGCAAGTCTGCCGTGAAGATTCACTGGGACGGGCCGCCGGAACTTCCGGATGAAAAGCATTTCATAGAAGTCAGGGAGGGCGAGAGGACACGCTGCAAGTCTTATTGCCCTGTATCAAAGTTTTGCAGCCAGTACGCACAGTATCAACGGGAGGTTTAAATGAAGGAACTGCTTACCGCACTGCAAGGTGCAGCGATGGAGATTGGCTACGTCCAGAAGAAAGGGCGCAACGATTTCCAAGGTTACAATTATGTAACCGAAAGCGATGTAGTGTCACAAACGCGTGACGCTCTGCTCAATCACGACATCGTAATGATTCCGAGCGTGGAGTCGGTGTCCGCTGACGAGTGGGGCAATACGAACATCATCGTTCTGTACACCATCCACCACACCGCATCGGGTCAAAGCCTGACGTTCAAGATGGCGGGCGCGGGTAATGACCGGAACTCAAAGGGCGTGGGCGACAAGGGCATCTACAAGGCGCTGACAGGTTGCAACAAGTACGCGCTGCTCAAGGCACTTCAACTCGCCACCGGTGATGACCCCGAGAACGAGAAGGAAGAGCCGGTCAGGAATGCCACTCAGACCGCACCAAAGGCCGCGGGTGCGAAGCAAACGCCCGAGGTGAAGGGTGAGGGTGACCCGTGGGTGATTGAGCCGTCAAAAATCGACAAGTCAAAGTTTGTCGGTGAGGTGCGTGACATCGTCAAAGGGTTCATCGATGTATCGACTGATGTAAACAAGTTGCGTCAGTTCTACACGATTAACCGTGAGACTTGGAAACTGTTGGAATCGATGGATGCTGAAGCCGCGAAGCAGATTACAGCAGACTTTAAGACGCGCGGTGCTGAACTGGAAAAGGGGAAGAAGTGAAATACACGAACTCTGGTGCGCTCTGGAAGCGCCAAAAGCGTAACGACAAGGCTCCCGATATGGGCGGTGAAGTCCTGATTACTCAGGAACTGATTGATTCTTTGCCGCGTGATGCTGACGGCGACATCCGTCTTGAAATTAGCGCATGGACTCGCCAGACCGCAAAGGGTGAGTTCCTTTCGCTCAAGGTCGCCAAGCCGTACAACGCCGAAACCGTTAAGCCGAAGAAGGAGATTGAGGATGACCTCCCTGACCCGTGGGCCTAAGAGCCACTCCCGCGTCCGCATTACTGACGAGCAAATCCGCGCACTGCTTGCTATGCGCCGCAGTGGAATGACTTGTAAGGAAGTCGCTGACCAACTTTGTCTGGGCGAATCTACCGTGGCGCGTTACAGCAGTTCATGGTTCCAGAAGCAAGGCACCAAGAAGCCGAAGCGCGCAAGTGGCGCCAAGAAGGTTAAGGTTAAACAGGATACGCCCGAGGTTAAGACAGAGTTGACCTCAGACCAGATTGATTACATCAACAATATTTACCGTTCTGGTAATTATTGTTCCGGTACTTTCATCGGCAACCTATTTATCCGCATCGGGAAATTTTTCGGTGGACACCATTCAGTTTGAGGCAATCAAGGTTGCTATCAAACAAGACAAGACTGGCTACGTCCTGACTTTGTGTATTCACCCTGACGAGATTCCCGAGGCTTTAATGCGGGATTTCGTTGGGGCCAGATACCAAACAGTGATGGTCAGGATTGACGAAAACGAGCAACCGTATAAACGCCCTCAACGCGAACATTCTATGTCCAACCGTGCAGCCATCCTGTGCAAAGACCCGCTCTTCCAAAAGTTTTTGGTGGAGTCTGGTCTTGCATGGGATATGTCTGAGTCTGCTGCCGCTGTATTCGTCAAGGAAACTTGTGGCATCAGTAGCCGGTCAGAGTTAGATAGCAGCGCAGAGGCAAAGACAACATTTGAAGAAATTGTGAAGGAGTACGAAGAATGGAAATCGACCAACGTCTGATTCCATATTCGGTGTACCTCCCGAAAGACTTGATTGATGAGATGCGTAAAGTCGCCAAGTCGAGGGGTGCATCCGAATACATCCGCAACAGCATCGCCAACGCAATCGCCGGTAACAACGCTTACTCGAAAGGGTTTAACGCGGGTCTGCTTGAAGCGCGTGATGTTGTGCTTGCCAATCCTGACGCCAACAGTCTTTTGATTGGAAAAGAAAAGCGTCCGCTTGCAGACGTATTGGCGGACAGCATCGAAGCACTGCACGTTAAGTGAGGTTTAAATGGAGCAACTAAGTGATTGGGCGCAACACCTTCAGAGAATTATCGCCGTTGAAAAACACGCGCATCACGAACTGAACACCAAAATGTACAACGCAGCATACGAGCATATGTTGGAGATTGAGCATCACTGCCGCATGACACGCGCTTGGATTCTTCAGGAAAAGGGGAAAGAGCAATGAGCGACTTTATGCAACGCCAGTTTGAAATCAGCCAAGAACTCATCCGCATGATGTACCGCGACACGGAAGAGCGCGCGCGTTTATACACTCAGATGAACACGCTGATTTCTGAGAAGGACAAGCAGATTGCCAAGTTGCAATCCACTATTGATGCAATGAAAGTTTTGGAGGGTTGAGATGATTGACGATTACGATATGTTGCATGATTTGTTCGCTGCCTTTGCACTGGCGGGTATTGTTACCCGTGGCGAAACCACCAACCAATACGATATGGCGCGTGACGCTTACAAGATTGCTGAAGCCATGATGTTTGTGAGGGCGGAAAATGAGCAACTTTAAAACTCTTGTTAACGATATTGAGCATTGGGCTGAAGAGCGCGGGATTCTTGAGCATTCAAAGCCGCAGGCTCAATTATTGAAAGCCGTCAGCGAGATGGGCGAACTATGCGATGCCGAAATTAAAGGCATGGAATATGAACAAGCCGATGCAGTGGGTGATGTTTTTGTCTGTCTGGTTATCTACTGCGCCATGAAAGACTACGACATTGAGGCTTGTCTTTCACAAGCATATGCAGAAATCAAGAACCGCAAGGGCAAGATGGTCGAAGGTGGCGCGTTTGTAAAAGACGCTTAAACAGAACGGGCGTAACTCAGTTGGTAGAGTAGCGGGCTTTTAATCCGTTTGTCGTGGGTTCGACTCCCACCGCCCGTACCACAGGAGATTGTTATGGTTGATATGACCAAATGGGAAGGTGGCAAAACGCTCACCCCAGAGGAAGAACATGAATACCTGAAAGACTTCTGCGCCTATCTGCGCGAACAACAAACGCTCAGTCCCGTGCGGGAAGAAAATGGTTCACAAGTTTGCGATGTGGTGCCTGACGAAATGGCGGCTCACGCTGCTGACCTCATCGAGGAACTTTGGGAACGCATCGAAAGTCTTACTTGCGAGTTGAGATTAAAGGTTCAATAAAATGACAAAAAGAAAACACCGTGCGATGAAGTATGAGGTTTATCGCATCATTGATACTTTGAAAAGCAATCGTGATGCATACACAAAATATGACCTTCACGAAGAACTTGGTATGCATCCAACTACCGCATACCGTCATCTCAAAGAACTATGGACGCTTGAACTTATTTACATCTGCGGGTGGGACAGGGAAAAAAGACAACCTATTCCCGCATACCGTTGGGGCAATAAGCCCGATGTTGAACGTCCAGAACCAAGAATCTAATGAACTGCATACAGTGCAATGGCAACACAAAGGTAATAGACAGCAGAAATGTTCGTCGCCGCCGTGAATGTCTTGTGTGTAAACATCGCTTCACAACAATTGAATTGTTGGAAAAAGATGTAGAAAAGTTGATGGAGCAAAAGATTGAAGAAGCCGCTCCAGAAAAACAAAGAGCAGAAGTTGCACTGAAAAAGCCAAAAGCACCAAAGAAGGCTGCGCCAAACAAAACCAATACGATTTCAAAATCTGTGATTAAGAGCAACTCTGATGCGAGAAGGAGGATTGAAGATTTGCGCGAACAAAGAAGGCTGCGCGAAGACTTTGATTACTTAGACCCCGACTACGATTACTTGCCAGAGAAATGGTAGGCAGCGCCAGAGTGGTGAAATCGGTAAACACAGCAGACTTAAAATCTGCCGACTTTAAACGGTCTTGCCGGTTCGATTCCGGCCTCTGGCACCAATGAACTGCAACAAGTCGTGTAAACCAGAACAACTGGTGAAACTAATCAGCGGGAAAGAAGTCTGTACTTGGTGTCCGGAGTGGGCGCTTGAGTGCGAAGCACGGCGGCTTGTGAAGTACAAAGCAGCAGATAAAAGAGAAGCACTGGAAAAGCGCGAACAAATACGCGGCAAAGAATCAACAGATTTGTTGCGCCAAGTTATGGATTTGGTAAGGAATAAAAAATGAACCGTGATGACATCATCAAACTAGCAGGACACCGCGAGGTGCCGCCTTGGGTTATGAAGTTGGTTATGGATTGTGTGGAAGCGGAACGTGAGGCTTGCGCCCGTGAAGCAGAAGGCATTGCGATTGCTTTGCATGGCTACGACAAGCACGGGTATGCAGAAGCCATCCGAGCAAGGGGCGAGCAATGAACCGCGATGACATCATCCGCATGGCAAAAAATGAGTTTGGTATTTATGCCTTTACCGCAGATGACTTGGCAAAGTTTGCCGAACTGGTCGCCGCTAAAGACACCGAACTACTACAGCAATTGCTTTGGCTCTGTAGCAAGGACGGCGGATGGTCGTTGGAAGAAGCAGCAAACACTATTTGCGAGATTGAAAACATCCTGCGAGCGCGGTTGGGGTGAGGATGAAAGAGCATGGTTGCTACAACCGTGAACCGTTTAAAACACATCTTGAGGTTCAGGATGGTTGGACGGAAGACGGTCGGCGAAATATGAAAACCATCCCATTCCGTATGCTTATGGAATGTGGATACGAAAAGGAGCATGACGATGCCAAATGTTATGGATGCCGGTGGAGGGAAAGTTTGGATTCAAATGGAATGGGAACAGATTGACGCAATTGTTAAAAACGAATTGCGAGAGCAAATAGTAACCATGAGTAAGCCAACCAAATGGATTCATCCAGACGATTCCGAGCATGAAAAAATTCTTTTACCGGCGCTCAAAATTGTTTACGAATACTTTGCCGGTGAAAAAAATTTGATTGAACTTGAGAAAGAATTAAATGCCAACAGTCAAACTGTACGAAGTTCCGAATAACACGCGCATTCGTGTGATTGACGAGGAATACAAAAAAGAAACCGGCAAGTATATGGAGGTCAACTTCCATCATCTTGACGGTGCTTATAGTTATTGCGAAGACGATGAAGGTAACGCCATTCATTTGGCGACATGGACTCGCGTGGAGGTTGTCAAATGAGAATGGATGTAATATCCGTCAACGAGGAAAACGATTCCGTCATAGTGGAACTTGACGTTGACGAAGCGGGGAAACAGTTCCTGATTGAGCGCGGATTCAACGTCGTACTTGAAAATGTTTTAAACGAACTTGAGGCTGACCTCGACACGCGCATCTACGGTGGCGACAACGTCAACCACCCGTCTCATTATGTTCAGGGTGAAGTAGAATGCATTGATGGCATCGAGTCTGCCATCGAGGGGCTTACCGGCATGGAAGCCATGTGCATTGGTAACGCCATAAAGT